GGGTTGAGCATTTCCTTGGCGGCGTTGGGCACGCTGCTGGGGTAGATGCTCGCCTCAAGCGCAGGCTGGCTGCGCAGGGACTGGCCGACGATCAGGATGATGGCGGACTTGATCGGGTCTGGCACCGCAGCGGCGTTACCGTAACCTGCAACGAACTGCACGCGCACAGCGTTCGGCTCGTCGCGGGTGCTTGGCCAGGTCTTTCCGTAGGCCGGATAGACCACGCCATTCTGCTCGTAGTCATCCAGCACGTATTCGGTGTTGGCCAGCGTCTGCAGAACGCCGTCGAGGTCGGTGTACCTGATCGAGGTGATCGACTGTACCGGACCACGGGCAAGCTCGATCTCGTCGGGGAACGCGTCGAGGCGCTTCTCCCATGTCTGAGTGACGAAAGCGCGGCCGCAATACTCTTCTGCCCAGGTGCGCGCTGCCTTGATGAGCGCGACCATGTCAGCCGAGGCCACGCTGTCGACGCCTGTGCGGGTGGTGACTTCGGCTTCGGTGACGGGCTCGGCAGCCGGTGCGGTGATGAGTTTTAGACCGGGCATTCTCGGTTACTTCTTCTTGCTGCTGGCCTTCTTGCCGGTTTCGGCAGGCGCCTCAGCAGGTTGGGGTTGTTCTTTGGCTGGTTCAATCCAGCCTTGCTCTGTGGCTACACCAACCAGGCTTTGAGGAATTTCAACCGGATCATCAGAAGCGCGGTACTCGATCACCGTATAGCCGTCAGGGCTTCCCTTGAAGTCTTTTTTGACGATGTGCATGCTCAACCGGCTGGGGCATTTACCCCAGCCGCTCCACGGTTGATTTCAGTTAGACGGGCGGGTTGACGGTGGGTGCGGAGGCAGGGTTTCCGAGCACCGCCACGGCAGACAGAAGCGCGGCGCTTGCGTTTGCCACCGGCGTGATGGTCAGGCGGGTATAGCGCTTGACGCCCTTGTAGCCGATCTTGCGAACCTCGTTGTCATCGTCGAACTGGAAACCGGCCAGCGCTTCAGTGCCGAGCAGATCGGCATCGGCCACCGCATTGGAGGTGGCGAATGCACCATCGTCGCTTTCTTCGAGCAGTACGGTAAAGGTTGCATCGGCGTCAGCAACGCTGCCGATTGCGATCAAATACTCCAGGCTATCGTAGCCCTGACGGTCGATGATCTCGCCCACCTGGGCGGTGGTGTCGGCCACGGAAACGGGGCTGATGCAGCGCTTCACGTGGATGTTGTTGTGCATGTCCTTCATTTCGATCTCCTTGATCTGTTAATGAAAAAGGCCCGCCTAAGCGGGCCTGTTTCTAAGCTGTCACCCTCCAATTAGGAAGCGGCGAACTTCATCAGCTTGAGAGCTTCGAAGTTGCGGATACCGCCACCGACACGCTTGCGGAAGTTGAACTTCGTGGTGCCCTTGGTGGTGATGTTGTCGCGGATCAGGGCAATTCCCTTGCGATCAACAATCCGGTATCCGCGCTTGAAGTTGCCGTAGGCAATGCTGTAGCTGTTGGCAGAGATTACCGGCATGTTGTCATCGATAACAACCGGTGCACCCAGCACGAAGCCATTGAACTTGCCGGTAGCGTCAGGGTTGAACAGGTAGAAGTTGCCAGTACCATCTTTGATCTTGCGCACCGCGGCCAGCGTGGTGTCGGCCATCAGCAGTACGGCGCCCTGGCGATAGGCGGACTTCAGCGAATGCAGCAGGTCGATCACGTTGTCGCCGGGATTGCTGGCAGCGAATGCACCGGCGCCGCCCGAGGCGATGTACCCAACCTTTCCCCACTCGTAGGCAGAATTCGCCACCACGTCATAGGTCAGGATGCCGCGCGGCTTCTTGATGCCGTTGCCGCTGATGAATGCAGAAGACTCGGCTTCGCCGAACGAAATGCCGGCCTCATCGGTGATGTCTGCCACCACGTCGAAGTCAGCATCATCCAGGGCGGTGTTGTAGGCCCAGGGCTCGGCTTCCATTTCTTCGGCAAGGATTTCCAGCTTGGCGTATTTCGGGGCGGTGGTTTCGCCTCCCGCTTCGCCTTCGCCGACCCAGCGAGCAGCCATGCCGGTTTTTTTGGCGCGGAATTCCAGGCCCTTGCTACCGATGGTGCGGACATCTGCCAGACCACGCATGGCGGATACGGTAGCGGCGATCCGGTCGATGTCCATTTCCATCTCGGAGTCGATGAAGTAGCCACCATCAACGTCCGAGCCAGCCTGAAATGCCTTGCGTTCCAGTTCTTTCAGACCGTCTGCAACGCCCTTCCGCAGGAAGTTCTCGCGGAAAGCAGTTTTGTACTCGGCTTGTTCCGCGCTGATCTGGCTGTCTCCGCCAGCGGCTGGTCGGTTTGCCTTCTTACCAACCTCGACGATGTCGTGGGAGAGTTGATTGAGATCGTTGTTGATCTTTTCGAGCTTGGTTTCCAAATCGGAAACGGCTTTGCCGTCTGCCTTGGCCTGGATCAGCTCATCGTTAGTTTTCTTGAACTCCTCGAATGCGCGACCTTGCGCTTCGACGAGACTCTTGATTTCGGACAAATCAGCCATGATTGGCTCCTTTCACGTTGTTCAGGTTCTTGGTGAGTGCTTCTGCGAGTTGCGCCAAATCGTCCCCAGCCTCGCGCTGGTCAGAAGATTTGATGCGAGCAATGAGTGCTTTTGCCTCATTGCGTGAGAAGCCACCGGCCTCGCGCAGGTAGTCTTCGATTTCTTTCATGCTTGTCAGGGCTTCCAAGCTCTTCACGGAGTCCACCCTGGCCTTGCCGTTCGCCGGGAAAGTGACCGGTGAAATTTCCACAAGGTCGATCCGCTTGAGACGGCGGCGAGGATCCTCTGGCTTGGTACGCTGCTCCCATTCCTTCGGGATGTATCCGATTGAGAGCCCATCGATTGCCGGGCGCGGTTCCATCTTCATGAGCTGGTAAATCTCGCGGCCGCGCGGCGTGTCTGCGAACCTGCCTTTGACCTTGAGGCCTTTGCCGTCCTCAGCGAGGTCTGTCCAGACGCCGATCGGAGTGAGGTCTTCGGCAGTCATCCCCCAGCCGCCGTGCTGAAGCATCATTGCCGGCCAGCTTTGCTTTCCGTTTTTCACGTCTGCGAGATAGGCAGCGAAGGCACCAGGCTCGATCACGTCTCCGTATGCATCCACGTTTCCGAACACGGCACCATAGCCTTCGAAGCTCATGGCGTCTGTTCCAGAATCCGCTGGAGAAAGCTTGAGCTCAACAAGTCCGCAATTGAAGTGATGAATGCCCATGTTTAGGCTCCTGTGTCGGTGGTTGATGGTGCTTTTGATGCAACATTCGACGGCTCACGCAGCTTGGCCGCATTTCCGCCCATCGGGTTTATTTCTTCCAGGCCGCGCACCTCGTCCTGGGTCATCCATGCCGGCGATCCGCCTGCGCCCAATGCCTTGGCGTAATATTCCGCGCGATCCTTATGAGCACCGCGCATCAGGCCTTGCGGCATGAACTTGAAGTAGTAACCTTGGGCACGCTCTTTTTCGGTCAGCAAGTTGAGGTTCGCGGACTGCTCTATGCGCGAATACCATGGGCCAAGCGTGTGTACCACGTGCGCGATGAACATCTGCTCAGCGCTGGCGTAGGTTGCCGTCTTGTCGGCGTATCCGAGCATGATCGGCAGTACGCGGAAGACACGGCATATCTCTTCGACCTGGAAGCGGCGCTGCTCAATGAGCTGTGCCTGGTCGTTCTGCATGGCCATCGGCGTCCACTTCATGCCCGCCCACAGCACAGCTGTCTTGTATGCGTTTTCGTTTCCACCATGGCTCTGCTGCCAACTCTCGCGCAGCTCCTTACGCTGCGAATCGTTGAGGATCGCCTCAGTGCTAAGCAGGCCTCCAATCTTGGCACCATTGCTGAACATGCGGGCACCATGTTCCTCTGTGGCCAGAGCCAGGCCAATGGCTTCACGCGCCAGCTTCACAGCATCCAGGCCTGTTACGCCATTCCAGCTTGGGCCGCGGATGTGCCACATCTCATCGGCTGGAATCGGGATTCGCTCTCCTTTGTCAGTTGTTACTTCGTAGCCGATTTCCCAGCCTTTTCGTTTGACGGAAACAACGTTCGGCTCAAACGGCAGAAGCTCAACAAGTTTGCTACCTACCCGGTTTTTCCATACGAATGCATCGCCACAGAAGACCAGGTGCAAGGCGAGTTGCTCGCGCAATTCGAAGCTGGTCTGCCAGTCGTTCGGGCTCTCGGCAATCAGCATGTTTGACGGATGATCAGATGCCGCTGTTCTGGTCCCATCAACCTCACGGTAAAGACGGAACGGCACCTGGGCGAGACCTTCTGCAATAACGCGAGCGCAGGCAAATGCAGTCGTAACCTCAAGAGCGGTCTTCCAGTTGACCCTGGCGCCGCTCTTGCTGCTTCCCATGTTGAGAAGTTCGGCGCGCACGTCGGCCGCTGTGATGGCCTTTCGTCCGAATTCGATACCGAACAGTCTCACCAGTATTCAACTCCTATAGAGCCGCTTCTGGCGGCAGGGTTTAGTGACATCAACGACACTGCGTTGAATGTCGCCATCAGCGGGTCGATCTTGGCCGTCCCGGATGCCTGTTTCGTAATCAAGATGGAATTCCCTCTCGGCTCGACCTTCGCATTACCGCAGCACCACGCCATCAGCCTTGAGCCTTGATGCTTCATGGTCCCGTCTGCCAGCTTGCGCTCGGTGGTCTTGATCGCGCCGCCCAGCTTCCAGCCCTGCGACACGCCGACGATCTTCTCCTGTGGAACGCCGGCGTCGATCAGGCCGTCGAGAATGCCGCCGATCCCTGCCGGGTCGATGCCGACCTTGTCGAGCAGGCCGCTCTCTTCGATCTTGGCCACGATCTCGCAGACATCATCGACATCCTGGCCAACGTGTTCGCAGATGATCAGGTCGCCGTCCTTGGCGAAGTCCTCGAAGCGGGCAGCCTCTGACTTCCTGCGCTCAAGGACGATCTTGTTCACCCAGGCCGCGTTCCATGTCAGCCAGCGGGCGCGCTCCCCATCGCCTCCCGCCTCCCTGCCGACAACGGACAGGCCAAGCATGTCATCGAGGCCGCCGCCGTCTATGCCAACGTCGATCACGTCGCAGCGTCGCAGCAGCTCATCAAGCGTGATGCTGGCGTCCCCCTGTTCCTCCCAGTAATCCGCGCCTGCCCAGCGGTCAGACCGAAGCGCCAGGCCGATCTCGACG